AACAATATAAAACATAACATCGTTCTTATTGGTCATCGCAAGTTCTACGTCGAAGTCGCACACGTCACACAAGAGTTCTGATAGCCTTGCGTTTATAATCGGTAGGGTCTTCCTAAGAACCATTTTAGAAATGCCGTTTTTTCCAACAAGTTCTAGGTATAGCTTCCAGTTCTTTACAAGATGTTCCTCATCCTTCAACTTTTTAATGATGGACTTCCTACCTTCAATCTGCTCTTTGTAGTATTTGATGTTTGTCTCGTTTGAGGAAATCTTTGATAGGTTTGCTTCCTTGTTCTCTCTCTTGCTAGATATTATTTTGTTGGTATTCCTGACCTCAATGTCTATCTTGTTGTTCTTGTCAATTGCTGCTGAATTCCTCTCGTATTCCTTCATTAGGGCAGCGTTGTCTTTATATTCGTTGCGAAGTTTCTCGACATTGACTTCTAATGCGGACTTTTTCATCATCAACTGTGATTTCTTATGATACAAGTCCCTGTCCGCTTTCATCTTCTCAATTTCCTTCGAAAGCGCGTCAACCTCCATACGCTTTGCCTTCCCCTTACTTTCGGTCTCAGCAACCTCCTTTTCTATCTCTGCAATTTTCTTTGAGTTATCCACGCCGTCAAGTTTCCTACCGCACGTTGGACATACTTCACTCTTCTTGAGGTGTTCCGATTGCTTAACCAAATTCTTGTACTGTTCGCCTAGAATGCCAATTTCCCCATTTAAACTCGACAAAGCCTTATATCTTTCATCAAACAAATCCGCCGAGAACTCAACGTCACCAATCTTTGACATCTCTGCGTCTATCATCTTTATTTCTTGGGCTTTGCGCTTTCCGTCCTCTATGTTCCTCTCTATCTTCGCCTTTAACGTTGTTATGTCTATTTTCAGCAAGTTGTCATCAATGCTCTGTTTCGATGACATTAGGGTTTCCATTGTCTTCTCAAGCGCCCCAATCTCCTTTTCGAGCGCCTTGTTCTCTTTAGCCAATGACTTGTTTTCGCCAAGGCTTTCCTTGCTCTTAATCTCAAATGCGGAGATTTCTTGCGTCAGTTCTTCCTCATTGTATTGGTTGGACGATAGTTTCGGCTTCACGGATGAGTTGAACGTTTCCCTTGCAATCACATCCTTTTCCTCTAACGGTAGTAGACCTATCCACCTCGACAACAATCGGCCTCGCTCGGTCTCCTTCTTCCGCACCAACTCGTCGAGCGTGGACTCGGTCACGCACATTATCAAATCAAAGTCGCTTTCCCTTCCTATCGCCTCTTTGATAACCTTGTTGGTCTTAATGCTGTTTTCCTCTTGGTAATTGTCAGTATATTCCTCAAGTTCCTCCAAGGAACCGTTAGTCACCTTGTAATATTCAACCTTCTGCGTCGTCTTGCTTTTGTCACTTCTCTTTGATAGTTGGGGCCTTGTTAGTGTCCTCTTTATAATATAGTCACTCCCGTCAATGTTTATACACCCCTCGACAACAACATTCGTCGCATCCCTAAGATGCTTGTTGAAAACTTTGTCTTGAGTTGCCGCTTTCGACGTTTTACCAAATAACAAGAAATGTAAAAGGTCGACGCTCATGGTTGTTTTTCCAGACTGATTAAGCGGTTCACCACTTAGTAGAACAAGCCCCCTAAGAGAACCAAAATCGAGATAGTTGTCGGTTCCATAAGAGAGAAAATTATCCCATCGTACCCATTTGATAGAATATCTCCTATACTTGTCGTAAACTTGATAATCAATTTGTCCATTTATTTCAGAATCTATTTGTTTTATTAAATCAAAATCATAACCCTCAATATTGTTAATATCAAGATATTCCTTAAACAACTTCACTTGGAAGGTTGGGTCTTGTATGTTCTGTATTACATCAGAAGTGAAATCCATTGAATCGGACGCCTCATCCTTGATGACAAAATCAGGAATCACCTTAATCCTATCTTTAGGTATACCATATTTCTTCGACGCCTTCGCAGACAATATATCGCATTTCTCCTTCGAGTAGTCATATGGGTTGACCTTCCAGTGTAAGTGTATTTTCGACTTGCTTTTGACCTCTATCATCACTTCTTTACTATTTTAATTTTCCTTGATTCAATCTTAGGCTTCTTCGGTTCAACAACACGTTCCTCATCACTATCGCTTTGTTGGGCGTATTCTTTTACGGATACGTCACTTACGCCAGACTCCTCTCGTCTTATGTTGTCCATTGGCGATGTCCCATACTTAACAACATTAAAACCATTTAACGTACATTTGTTGGCAAAAGAGGAAACGTCCTCAATTGAGTTAATCTCACAATACTCTTGTATTGCTTTGGAAAGTTTCTTGTCTATTAATATATTCTCTATCATAATGATATTATATTTGCAAATATATAAAAAAAAGTTATAAAATACAAATATATTAGAAAATATTTTAAAATTATTATTTAAATATATTATTATTTAAATATATTTTTTTAAAAAACTATTATAGTTAAGACTTTTATATTAAGATAGATGGAGCGCGAGCATTACATCTTCAAACCACAAAGTTACTTAAAATATGGAAAAAGGCGAAAAATACTTAGGCTTCGACATCAGCACGAAAACAATCGGAATCTGTCTCCTTGAAAACGACGATACAGAGTACGGGAAGATATTGGAACTGACGCACATCAACCCAAAAGTACCGAAAAAGACACACGAAAACGAAGTCTTGCACCTTAAGAAAAAGGCACTCAAGGATTTTATACAGAAGTATAAGGAACTAGGTATCACAAAAGTAGTCATAGAAAGCCCACTACTGAGGTCCAATAATGTCAATACAGTATCAACCCTATTGAGATTCAACGGGATGATTGCAGACTGCATATACAATGAACTAGGAGTGGTTCCTGACTATATATCATCATACGACGCTAGAAAATATTCATTCCCAGAATTAATGGCCGTAAGAAAATACGGAAAAGATGAAAAACAATACGCTTCACAGAAAATCCTAAAGGACATAAAAGAATGCAAACTCGTCTTGTTCGGAAGCTACCCTTGGTCAATCGACAAGAAATTTGTAATGATGGACAAGGTGTCGGAAATATTCCCAGACATCAAATGGGTCTATGGTAAAAACGGAGCAATGAAGAAGGAAAACTTCGATGCGGTAGACTCGTATATCGCACTCCTTGGTTTTCTCAATAAAAATCGTTATGGGGAATTGTGTTTTTCAAGCGAAATAATTGGAGAGGCAAATGACGGTAATGGCAATATGGAGATAACCTACCTTGTTAGGTATTGGGACAAGGAAGATAAAAGGACGACGTACATTAGCGGCACTAATAAATGAGCAACCATAAATGGCTGCTCATTTTTTTTGGTATTTGGACGTCTTCTATGCCATTGCCCAATTCTCATTGTTATCAGGGTCGATACCTTGCCTCAATAAGAATTTCGAGGTGACTATCTTGTAGTCCTTTGGATTAAGGTCGTAATCTACCAAGTCTATGTCAAAGTAGTCTTTCTTAAATTGTCTCAAATCACTTGGGTCGTATCCGCTGTAATCCCAACCATTAACTATTTTGTTAGTCGCCTTATTTACTGCGAAGTGTGTGTAGTCTTGGTTGTTTCGTATGGATTCACTCATTATTTTCCTACGGCTCTTAGACTCGTTACTCCAACCTTTACCTTTCACGTAGCGTGTTCTACCGCTCTCGAAATCCTCAACGTCCTTTTCTGCATCTCGGAATTTCTTGGCCATTTCTTTATCACCATAGAATTCCTCTGGGGTCGTTTCGTGCGCGAAGTCCCACATTCTAGTTCTGCCGTATCCACCATTCTTACCATATTTTTTGGACATATGATAAACGTTATGTTTTAGGCCATGTGGGTTTTTATCCCCAAAATCATGGACGCGAGAACCGCTTACATCATTATCACGGCTGTAAATGTTATAGTTAATGGTACCTTTTTCACCTCCATACGGCTCGCCGTCATACTGTCCTTCCAAGCCATGTGACTTATCAAACTCTTTTCTCGCAGCAATACTGAAGTCGCCAGACCTATTCCATTGATTCGCCCTATGCTTAGGATTGTTTTGCCTCCATATGTCGTTTTTCTTTGCTGCACTAGCATATGTCCTCCAGTCAAGTTCGGATAATACTTTCTTGACCGACTCCCTTAACATCTCTTTTAGTTCGTTTTCTGTAACTCTTCTTTCCATAGTCTTTAGATTTAGAATTCTCTCAGCCACTCTGCTTTTTGGAACCATTCTCCCATCTTTCCGTCATTCGTCACGAATACATCAGCAGCCGTAGAACCGCTTGCCGCATCTAAATTTGACTGGCTGTTGTAATCTTTATCACCGAAGACGCTGCTTACCTTTGTGATGTCATGATATGCCCCAACACCATAATGTCCATTTGCACCGTACACCACACTATCGTAGTCCAAGTGGGCGGTCATTGCCTCCAATATGTCAGAATCTTTAAAAATAACTTTGTCCATCTATTTTTTTACTATAAATATCAAATTGGGCGGAAAACTTTTTGTACCGCCACACAGCCTTATTTGTTTTTTTGATATTTTTTTCATATCTTTGCTGACAAACACAAGTAACAATATATTATGTTATGAAAGTATGAGCGTAATTTGTTTTAACATTGAGAACGATAGGACTTCTGTTGTTGCGGACGGAAGAGTGTTGTACGGACACAAGATAGCACGTGAGGATGAGAAAAAAATTAAGTTGATTGGCGACTCAATAATCTTGGGCGTAACGGGTCTCGTAGATTCGAAGGACGTATTTTTCAATTATGCGGACTTGACATACAATACTGACGATGGGGTGAATGAAATTTGTGACAAAACTTCCGCATTGCGGTTTATGAACAATTTCAAGGACCATCTTGTGACAAATTTCTCGTATACCAACGAAGAGTCTTTCTCGGAACTAGGCGGCTTCCTCATCTTGATTAAGGGCTTGTTCCATGGCGTTTTCTTTTTCGACGACAAAGGAAAACCATATTGTACATTAGACGAGAGCGAGTGTGGCGCCATTGGAAGTGCTGGAGATTATGTATCAGCCCTTATGGATTATGGCGTCACCATGGAGGACGCAATAAAATTCGCAGCAAAGAAAGACTGTTCGATTAACGACAATTTGTTTAAGATTACAATTTAATTAAGGTAGACGTAACGCCTTTAGAAAATTGAATAATAAAATGAATGACGAAATTAGCAGAATATATGACATATTAGTATCAATGCTTGGGGAGGCCAAAAGCGGATTTGATGAAAGCAGTTTCCAATACCAATTTCCATGCCCTAGGTGTATTGAGAAGTATGGCATGCAAGAGGCCCGTAAATTCAACTTAGAGGCAAACATTTCAAGGGGCGTGTACAGCTGTTGGAAATGTTCGTCCGAAGGTGACGAGACGATGCTTGGTTCGTTTAGGAAGTTAATTAGGTTGTACGGGAACGACACTCTCCTAAACGAGTATATGTCGATAATTAGGTCAATTAGGGACAGCGAACTTTACAAACTCCATTTCCAAGACTTCGACACTTCAGTCGTAACGAGAGAAGAACTCAAGTTGCCGTCATCATTCAAGATATTCAGCGAAAACGAGCCTTATAACAAGACCGCATTCAAATACCTACAAAATAGGGGCATCGGCTGGGACATTATCACCAAATACAAAATTGGTTACACGGAACGAGAGACTGAGAATAAAAGGTCTTCCTATAGGGTGATTATACCGTCTTATGACACATATGGGGAACTAAACTATTGGGTTGGCCGTGACTACCTACCACACAACGACAAATTCAACAGGGTAAAATACGACAACCCCAAGGTCGACAAGACAAGCATCATATTCGGAGAGTCAAACATACAATGGGATGCAGACGTCACGTTGGTAGAGGGTCCCTTTGACCATATAGTAGTACCGAATTCAATACCATTGCTTGGAAAGGCACTAAAAAGAGGCTATAAACTCTATTGGGATTTAATCAACAAATCCAAGGCTTGCATCAACGTATGGTTGGACGATGACGCAAAGGACACTGCAATACAGATATACTCCTTACTGAACCATGGGAATCTGTATGACAAGGTTAGGGTAATTGAAACCGACATGGGGAAAGACCCTAGTGAAATATATGAAAAATACGGCTACAAGGGAATTGCAAAATGTCTTTCTGAAAGTAAGAAATTAGAGGAATATCGCTTGTTTTTTTAGAACATCAATAATTCCCCCTCAAATTTCGGCTCACAATGCACGCTATCAAGGCTGTCAAATGACACAAAGGGTTCACGTACTTTGTAAAGAGATATAGTCTGCTATGCCCTCTACGTGTGTCCTGACCACTTCATGTATACCTTGTTCTGACACCATAAACTTCAAGTCATCCTTGTTGTCATAGAAAAAGTTCTCTGTAAGCACGGAAGCGCATTTGGCGTTCTTGATTATGTAGAAGTTAGACTCTTTGTCGCTGTCCTTGTCCGTCATGTCCTTCCTAACCTTCCTATCCTTGAAATTCTTCTCGGCTCTCTTGTATAGACACTCCGCTAATTTGTCAGAGACGGTCTTACCAACGGTGGAGTATGCCTCCCATCCCTTTCCGCCCATCCACTCGGAACCATCACCAACTGCATTGGCGTGAATGGACACCAAGACAACATTCTTCGAACCATACTTTGAACACAAGGAATTGACCCTACGAACCCTCTCGCCCAAGGAAACATCGCTGTCCTCACTGACCAACAACCTAGCGTCATATCCCATATCCTTCAGCGATGAAACCACTAAGTCACTTATCACCCTAGTGTATTTCCATTCACGGAACCTACCGTTTTCCTTGAATTCATCACCAACCTCTACCCCACTGTTCTTCAATAACGGGGAATACTTACCCTTTACGCCATTTCCATGGCCATTATCAATCAATATTACCATACCTAAAATAGTTTTTCGGAAGTTTTATTAACCTCTAATGATAAATATTGCCTACTTATTAATATTTAATATTAATAAGATTCTAACTTTATGGAAAACTATTTGAAAATATACCAAAACAAACAAGAATATGACCAAGAAGGAAATAAACCAATACTTGGCCACATTATTGACGACATCGAACTTTTAAACTCATCACTTCGCTTGAACGCCGAGAACTTCCCAGACGCCAACTTCCGAGCAGCACTAGCCGAGATACTCGAAATCAACGAGGGTGAGGAAATCACCGCAGCGAAAATTGCTGCAACGACCTCGCTCAATGTTTTTAACAAATCAATAGCCGACCTAAAAGGCGTCGAGCATTTCGCCGCGCTGAGAGAGTTGTACTGCGACAACAACCAACTGACCTCTTTGGACGTGTCAGGATGCACCGCGCTGACACGGTTGTGGTGTTACAACAACCAACTGACCTCACTCGATGTGTCGAATAACACCGCGCTGCAAGATTTAGAATGCAATAACAACCAACTGACCTCACTCGATGTGTCGAAGAACACCGCACTGATAGTGTTGTACTGCTCTAGAAACCCACTGACTTCTTTGGATGTGTCGCAGAACACTGCACTGATACAGTTGCTGTGCTCCGACAACCAACTGACTTCGCTTGACGTGTCGAAAAACACCGCGCTAGAAGTGTTGAAATGTGATAACAACCAACTGGCCTCTTTGGACATTAGTAACGCCCCAGAAATAATATATATATATGAAAACTATGACGACCGTGATGGGTCATGCTTTTGTTATGATGGTGAGTGTAATTTTTGCTGCGACGACGGCGTTCAAATCATTGCTTAGGTGTTAAGTGTCACCATGTCATAATAAAAATGAGCGAACTGTTGTAGTTCGCTCATATCTTTTTATGTAAAATGCATATGGTTAAAAACCTACGCTATCCCAAACTTTTTTGTTGCCGCCGACATCGGCTTGCGCGAAAAACGTGTGAATGTCATCTCTCGTTGACAACAACTTCTCTACTAAGTTATTTCCTTCAACGCATCCATCACCAACATAACCCTCGCTATGCAAGTAGTCAACTAGCGTATCTATGTTGTCCATCAATTGGTGGTAAAGTTTCTTTATTTCGCCGTACCTTCCCTCATTCAGAACTCTCTTAACCGATTCGGCAACCATTTTCCTTAGTTCATTTTCAGTGAGTTTTATCGTCCTTTTCATATTCACATTTCAATTGTCTTTCAATAAATAGTTCGCATCGAGAAAAAACTTATTCGCCAAAAGATTTTTGAAATATGCTTTTTTTTTTATATCTTTGCAGAAAAGTAAAACTATGGGAAAAATTAAATGTGTCATACACTGTTCAGACATACACATCAGGCCATTTCAGCGATTGAAAGAATACGCCGAGACCTTGTCTGTATTTGTTGACAAATGCCGAGAGGTTGCTAGTGAATACGAAAAGGATGAGGTGAGGATATTAATTTCTGGCGATATAGCGCACTCCAAGATAGACATTTCGAACGAGATGATTACCTTTGCTAGTTTCTTCCTACGTCAACTTGAAGAGATTGCGACCGTAATTGTCATTGCTGGAAACCATGACCTACTTGTCAATAATATGTCTAGGGTGGATACCTTGACGGCTCTTTTTGAAACGGCGAACTTCTCAAATTGTAGGTTCTTGGATATGATGTTGGGATATGAGAGCGGATTGGTTGAGGATGAAAACATTGTATGGGCGTTATATTCAATCTACGATGGCTTTGCGAGGCCAGACATAGAGTCGATTGAAAATCGAGAAAAGAAGAAGGTAATCGGTTTGTTTCACGGAATGATAAACGGCGCCACATTGAACAACGGCACAGTCATAGACGATGCATTAGACGGAAACTACTTTAATGGGTGCGATTGTGTAATGGCTGGTGACATACACAAACGTCAAGTTATAAAAAAAGGGGACGTGGAAATTGTTTATAGCGGCTCGTTGATTCAGCAAACCTTTGGTGAAACAGTGTCGCAGCATGGCTTTGTTGTCTGGGACATTGAAACCATGACACATAAGTATGTTGATGTCGACAACGAATACGCCCTATATGACATCGAGGTAAGGGACATTGAAGATATTGACAATGACAAGGAAAGAGTGATTAACTTTTAAGTTCTATCACTCTTTTTCTTCTATTGTCAAGGTCCCGTCCACTTTATGCTGCAAGAAGAATACTATTTCTTTCTCACTTTTTTCTTGGGTTAGCACAAATTTTGCGTTAAAATCACTTTCAAGTTTCATTTTTAACTTTGCCGTCATCTTCGTCTTTGCCCTTGTTATCTCATATGGCAACGGCTTTCCGTCTAACGTAATAGACCAAGGGTGGTATTTTCCGCTTTCTTTCGAGATGACATTTATTACCGCGACCCCTTCTTCAACACTTGTTTTACCTAGTTTGAACGTGTAATGTTTCTCCCTAGACATCTCATGGTTCGGGACAACCTCAATCATGAAAGTCTCGTTATTTGTATTTGCCAAACATATCCAACATTTCTCCTTCAGCATTTCCAAGTCTACGGAAACGACAAGTTCGTTGGTTCCGTTAACAAACGAGTTTACGGATGGATTTGAAATGTATTTTACCCCGAATGACAATGGGAAACCGTCATTTTCCGATACTATCTCCAAAGTGTTCGTTTCGTATGGAAACTCGTTCAAGTCAAGTCTGTACGTACTTGTTTCTCCGCTAATACTTAACATGGCTAACTCTTCTCTTGATATACATAAGCGATGTCAACTATTGTAGTCGACGGTATCATTTGCGCCAAGTACGGCAACACGACTGCGTCCAAATACTTAACCTCGCACTGCCCTTCTTTTGTGTGCCATTCTTTGTGTAGGTTGAACTTAATGGTCAGCCTTTTATTGTTTACGATTTGGTTTGTGACCTCGTCCACTGTGTCTCCGCTTTTGGAAGCGTATGGCGAACCGTTTATCATCCCACCGTCTTCGTTTAGGATATACTTTTCAAGTTTGATATCTTCGCCCTTTATGTGTTTATAAGATTCCTTTTGTGCGGCCATCTTTTCGGTGTTTTCGCCGTACCACATCACAGTATTGCAGTCACTCTTACCTTCGCCATCTTCACATTTGTAATAGTTCCCAAAATAGTGAATCTTTGTATCATTCAGTATGTAAGGGAAGTATTGCGTTATATCCTCGTTCTCGTCTATCAAACCCTTAAATCCATATTTCCCTATCTCTTCGTCGTAGTTGTAGAAGAAGGACTCATAGCACCTTTCGTCGAATAGGTCGTTATCCATCGCATGTTTAAACAAGCGCTTGAAGTATGTGAAATACTCGTGTCCGCCATCATATGCCATATTCCCGTTGTGTGGGTTATTTCCGCCATAATAATTCTTGATGGTGTTTATCTTTATGTATTCTGCGTCGTTTGAATCTAGCCTTTTCCACCCGTTAGGTATGTCGTCGGTTGCAATCCTGTTGGCGTAATATGGCTCATGGATTATGAAATAGTTGGTTGTGGTATCCGATACTGTGTTGTCGAAAATCACAAATGAATCAATGGTATATATGTTATCGTCAATTGTCGCTTGGCATATAAACTTATCATCGCTCGTGATGTAAGCCTTAATCTCATATCCGTCTTCTTTGTCATCAAGGGTGTACATCGTCTTTATTGAGTTCTTGTCATAGACGACGACCGTTGTGTCGAAAAACTTTGAATCACCAACTTGTATTACACCGCCAGTCTTCCTCAAGGTGACATATCTCAAGGTCTTACTATCGTTTACGTATTCATAGTTTATCCCAAACACCTCATTGTCGATAATTGCAATGTCTTTCTCAACCATTGAAACATAGACAATATCGCCAACGGACACCGAATCAATTGGTGTGGATATGAGTTCTTGGATATTGTCGACTCGCTTGATGTTCCTTACGGTTTCCTTGTATATTGGATGGTTGTCGTTGACATCACCATTATTGGATACATATCCTCTAGCAACGTGGCAAGTATATGCTATGTTGTCATCAACATCAAACTGGAAATTATATTTTCCATCTTTTGAATTGGACAATGTCTTCGACATCCACCCGCCGTTCATTTGAAAAAACACTCCTCCGTCTATTTGTTCGTATTTCTCAAAGTTTGGGTAAAGATACCTTCTGACAACTTCGCCGTTGTTTGTGTCAATCCTCTTGAATGCCTTGGTCTTATCGTTTGTTGTTTCTTGCGGTTTATCAAAGTCAAGCGCACTAACCTTGATATAAGGTTCATTATCACTAAGGATATATTCATCCCTATAAGAGACTGGAAGGCCTTGATATGGGATATAGTCTGGCATTGCGCCATATTGTGTATAGTTTGACATAGACCTATAGTCATAGACGATGGTCTTCGTCGAGTTAATCCAATCTATCCTATACATCTGATGGACAGCATCCCATTTCTCTTCTATTCTCTCTGCAAACGAAGTATATTCATTAATCTCATAATCAGGCATATACTCCCTACACTCATATTCAGGTAATCTTTCAATCCATCTCTTGCTTCTTAGTCCAAACAAAGACAGCAGCATTTCAATACCCTCCAAAGTACCTTTGTGCCTCCATATGTTATTTGCATTGATGACTAGGTTCCTTAGGAACGCATTGTTTGCCTCTTGATACGTATATTCCCTTTCATCGGAATAGGTTTGTATCTTGTTTTTTATTTTCCCGACTTTGCTATCATAGTAAGTGCTGGTGTTTGCGCTAGCCTTTTTGAATGTGTATAGGCTTTGGTCGCCATACTCACAAGGTCCGCTCTCCTCACCGCTATCGTCACAGACAACGAAGTATCCGTTTGGGAACTTGTCTATGTACTCCTTAGAATATGGCCTTATCTTGTTTTGGGCGTTTTGCTTGAAGACACGGTATATCTTTTTGCCGTCTTGAAGTTTGTTATCCAATTGTTCTTTCTCAACATATTTGTCCTCTTCAATTGTCTGCTTATTATTATTGTCGTCATAATAATATTCATCCAAGTCGTAAGGGTATACAAGAATGGTATCCCATCCTTTTTTGTTGGCTTCGTCGACCAAGAAATAGTCTGGTATGTTGTTCCTCTCGTCATATGTGACGCGATTCACATTCTTGATATTATTGATATAAAGCAGCGTTTCATCAAATTCCCTAGCGAACACCCTAAGTGCCTTCTGTATCTTTTCACCCCCATGGGCATATTCTTCCTCGTCCCCAACATAAAAGTCACGAGTATATGTCCAGTCAAAGTTCTTGATTGCCTCATGGGTCATTGAGCGGTACAAATTGTCCGTAAATAACTCATCGTAATAGGCGCCTATCTCCGCTAATCGGCTTGTAAAGTCGTTGAGGCCATATTCAGACACGTCTAAATTATAGCCTCCGTATGTGGTCGGGAATACAAACGTCTCCATCTCACGGTAGTATCCCCTCTCATTTTCCTTGATTACGGAGAATGACGATTTATAGAGCGGAGTTGTCTTCCTAGACAATAAAATCCTCTCGAAATGGTCACACTCATCATAGAATGCGTCTACGAATTCTTCCAATGGCCTAATGTGTACGCCCTTTGCATTCTTTGACATGTAGACGATTTCATCGTTGTCGCCGACCCAAGCGTCTATAATCACGGTCTCAACACCTGTCGACGCAGAGACGCTAGCAGTCTTATAACCCTTGCAAGGTGTGCTGACATAGCACTCTATATCGCAGCACATAGCCCCGTGGCCAATGAAATACTCGATATTCTCATCACTTTCATCTTCGTTCAGCCTTTCGACGTAGGCTTTACAATCTTCATATTCGT